TCTACTTCTACTTTTACATCTGATTCTTGTATAGAAGGGAAAGAAAACGCTTTTGTCGCATTTCCATCCCCAGTATATTCTACGAATGTTGTTGCCATTTATTTGTATATGTTGAGGATGTTTGCGGTATCTGAGCGTTTTTGAATACGTGCAATTTCTTTTTCACGTTGTTCCAGTATAACTTTTTGTACATTTGGTTGACTACTAATTTTAGCCCAAGCCTTTCTACGTGCTCTATAAAATAGACCCTCTATAATTCTATTGTGGTAGTAGTCTTTTACATCAAAATCACCACGTCTACCAGATTTTATATCTGTATACATTTCTTCTAGTGATGCTAGTATTTTAGGATTATCAGCTAGTTTATCAAGTTCTAGTTCTAAGTTTTGTAGACCTATGGCTTGTTGGAACAAAGATCTAACCACTGCATTATCTGTAAGCTTTGTGCCGTCAGGTGCGTAGTATGTAGATGTACGTAGATCGTAGCCACTGTTAAATAGTAACTGTCTACCCTTGCTTTGTTCTAAGTTAAGTGTTACAGGACTTACAGCATTGTATGCTCTTGTTAAAAAGTCCCAATCTTTGAGTGGTTTACCGTTGAGTATATCATACTTTTTAGGTAGCTGTTGTGTACCAGCTATTTGTTCAGTAAGTAAGTTTCTGTTACGTATAGACTGTATGATACCTGAGTTTATTTCACGCATATATGGTGTAAATAATCTACCAAGTTCGTTACGTAGACCAGCAAGAGGTACAGTGTTGTTAGCAAGAGATGCTACAATACGTGGGCCTTGTCCGGGTCTAGCACCAAATAAGTCTACAAAGGACTGTATGCCTGCTAGGTACGATTTACTTGTAATTGCCTGTGCTATAACAAGAGATATCTTGCCTAACTGATTTTCTGTCCACTCTTCACCCATTAACTCACTTGCATCACCTACGTCAGCTATAGTAGACATGATAAGGTTAAATGGTTCAAAGTTATCATAGCCAACACGTACAGCACCTAGCTTTATAGTTCTTGGCTCCCACTTACCATCTATCCAGACCTGTCTCTTCTGCCTGTCAACTGGGCCGTTACCATTAAGATCACCACGCATCCAAGCATTGACAGCCATCATAACTACACCAGAGCCTATTGCTAATCGGCCTGTTTGTAAGGCACGTGCATTAGCAAGTTCTTCTGGTGTAAAGATACCATACTTGTTTACACTTGCTAGGTCAGCTGGGTTTGCAAATGCTATGTCGTTAAACTCCTTGACTAAGAAGTTAAAACCGGGTGTATACTTACCTGTAAGAGCAAGACCGTTTACACCTGTTCTAGCAAACAAAAAGAATGGTTTGGCTAGAGGTGCAGCACTAAATACATCGTTAAGACCTTTTGCAAAGCCTGTAAGATCTTGCGTTAGTGTTACTTCTTTACGTGCAAACTTTGTAGCTTCGTCTATAATATTACCGTCTTTGTCAAACACCTGTGAATAGAAGTCGTCTTCGTATGCTTTCATCAAGTCTTTGTTTATTTCTGGCAGTTTAATGCCATCAACACTTTGCATTTCTAAGACTCTACGCATAGCTTTTTCACGCATCTTAGCACGACCAAGAATGTAACCAAACGCATCGTCAGTTGCAGCCATAATCTTTGTAGAGTATGTAAACAAGTTATTGTTGTTCATCTGTCTAGCTACGTTAGCCATGCGAAATGCAGCTACTTCACCAGCGTCAGCTCTACCACTATCTTCTGCCCAACGGCGTAATATCTCCCAGTTATCGTCTGCCTGTGTATACTCTGAAAAACGTGTTTTAATTGTACGTATGTCACCTTTCCAGTATGAGTTTAGTTTTTCTCTAAATAAAGTAAACGACTCAGGTATAGCTTCCATCATACCATTGACCGCAGCTAGGCTAGTTCTAAGTGTAGCAGAGTCACCCTCGAACGGATAACGTACAACTGCTCCTAGTGCTGTAGCTAGTGGTCGTAAGAATGTTGCAGTAGATGTACCCATGATTGCACGAACTGGTGTTTTAGGGCCTGATAGAATACTATGACTCATCACACCTTCTAGTTCACGAATCAGTGCACCTGTTCTAGCTGGGCCGTCTGGTGCTAATGAACCACCTTTAAGTATTGTACGTGCCCATCTGTCAAAGTCTTCAAGAGTATTGACATCTTTCATCATAGAAAAAGCCTCAAACAACGCATTGAGTAGGTTGTCGTCAGGATCATCTTTTGCTATCTTCAGTACAGACATTATAGACTCTTTTGTATCTTGCATTTCTGCTGTTACAACTTCGTCTACTATCTGTGATTTTGGCTGTTTACCAGCTTGTAGTTGTCTAAATGCGTCAGATTTTAAGAATCTAGCTTTTTTAGTTTGGTACAAAGCTGTTAACATTGTATCTACAACTTGTTTTGCTGGGCCATCTATGTCATCTATACCAACTAGATCTGCTATTTCACGTCCAGCTGTACCTAGATCTCGTAATTGCTTAAGTAAAGAACCAACAACCAAGTCACCTATAACAACATTTTTAGATGTCCATATTTCTATACCATCAACAATGTCAGGTTGAGCTTCTAGTAACTCTTTTAGGTATTGTTGTGGTGTCATCTCTATGGCATTTCTACCTTGTGTTATACGTTGATGACCTTCGATTGCTTCTCTCCATCTGGATGCTAGCTTAGGTACACTACCTTTTACAGCGTCAAGTTCTGCTTTGAACTTTGCATCACTCATTAGTCCACGCATAATACGTTCTACTTGCTCTTCATCTGTAGCACCCTCCATAGCAATACGCTCACGTTCGTATGGTGTTGTTACAGAGCCAGTAGATCCTTCTTCTGAACCCCACTCATTACGAGTACGAGATAGCTGCTCACGAGCTTTTTGTGGTTCTACTTCTGTTATGTGTGCCCCTTGATGTGGCTGAGATATAGGTGCATTTTTGTCTGCTCTAAACTCTACCTCACCACGTCTTAGCTGTGCTAGTCCGTTTTGTACTGTCTGTTGTTTTAGATTCTTGTTTCTATCTTGTATCTGTTTTACAGCTTTTTTACCACCTCTACCCAGTGTGTAAGCAAAACCATCAAAGAATAGACCTATGCCCATACCTTCAACAATATTCTTCATTTTCATCACAACTGGATGGTCAGTATCTTTTGTAGATATAGGTGTGTCCATCCAACCATAGCGGTCACGTAAAGCACCAAGAGCGTTTTGCTCATCTGACTCTTTAGATATTAGATCAGACACAGCTCCAACAGCCATGCCTCTTACAACGTTACCTTTAGCTAATGCTATAAGGCCAGCTGGTAGAGCAACTACACCTGTAGCTGCCGCAGCTTTTGCAGTTAGTATTGTACCAGCTGCTAGAGATCCAAAGTGTACTAAACCTCTAAGCTGCTTACCCCACCATGTTCTTGTTTCGATTGGATTATCATAACCACCAAAGGGTGTAAAGTCTGGCTTGTATGCACCAGTCTCCTCCCTTTGCCTTTGCATCTCCCCAGACAAAGCATCGGCTGTACGTTCTGGAAACGTAGCAATAGATGATGCAGTATCTTGTAAACCACCAGATAAAATAGACTGACCCTCTTTGATGAGTGCCTTAGCACCCCATGTATCGGAGTTGCGTGGATCAGCTTGTGTGTCAACGGCCTGTTGTTCGACCTGAGCTTGCTCTGACTTTGCCTGTTCTTCGGCTATTATCCGGGCTCGATAGTCGTCTGATATGTCATCAGCTATATTATTTAGCTCATCGACCATATCATCGTCTATCATATATTTTCCTGAGTCCATTAAATCGTTGTTCCTCCAAAGTCGTTGTCTACATAATCTTTGATTAGTGCATCCAAGTACTTATTGCTTTTTTGTGTTTTTACATTATCTAAAATTATCTCGTTTATATCACCTTGTAAGTTTTGAAACTGATTGTTCTTCATACCTCTAAGATTAGGAAAGAACTGTAATACCTGTGTTTTTTCTGTATCAGATAGGTTAGTTAATCTACGCCAGTCTTTATCAGCGTCAACTAACGCACCCATAATGCTGTTACTTTTGTTGGCTTGTATTCTCATTAGACCAAACACAATAGCATTTTGAGTATTCTCATCCATGGTATCATCTACTCTTATACCACCAGCTTCGACAACTTCTATAAGTTCCTGTGCACTAATTTTATACATACCAAAGTCTGTCGCACCAGCCTTAGCTTTTCTGTACGCATCTGCGACTGTCATCGTTTCTAGTTTGACTCTAGGTGCTGTAAACGGATTACTGTTAGGATCTCTATAGTAGCTTGAATTATCTGTGACTTTGAGAGAGTTGAGCATCTTAGCTTCTATCTCTGTATTGTCATCATTATTAAGTAAGTTAAGATTCTTAGTCTGATTCTTACGTAGGTATAAGAAACGTTGTTCCTGTTCTGTTAGGTCAAAAAATGTTTCTGGGTTCTTCATGTTGCTAGTGTCACCCGGGAACATAGCCTTAAATCTTGCGAGAGCATACTCGTGTGGCATTACATTTGTACCATGAGTCACGCTTCTAAAGTATTGTGGAAAGGGTGTTTTAAAACCACTTTCATAATAATCGTATAACTGATCTAATGCACGTTTCTCATCAAGAGATACAAACTCTGTCTGATTCATTGTAGAATCGACACCATTATCTTTTAAGAAAGTTTGATCGTTACGTATATCTATTGGTAGTGTTGGCCTAGTAATATCAACCTGAGCTGAATAATCTCCAGCTAGTAACTTTTCTAAAACCTTTGGATACTCGAGTTCTAGTGCAGCTTCTAATGTTAAGTTCTGATCGCCTGCCATACGTTCATTGACTTTTTGAGTCAGTTCGTACTCAGCAGACTTGACCTGTATATTTTTCTGCAAGCTAGTTAATTCAAGGTTTGGATCTCTTTTAGCTGCTCTTAGCTTAGTAACAAAATCTTTTTCTACATTTACAATATCAAATATCTTGTTTGCCTTACCTACCTGATTAGAGTATGTTTCGTTACCCACACCAGAAGTCTCGTCATTTAAAAAGTGGGTTGGTAAAGGTAGTGACTCATCAAGTCCTTGTGATTTTAACTGTCTACGAAATTTAGTCTCTTCTTCAGCAAGAGCCATAGTAAACTCTTGATCTGATAAGTTTTGTAGTCGTAACTGTCTTACTCTTTCTTGAGAACTTGTTACAATAGTCTTATATACTTTACTATCGGCAAGAGCCATCTCACTTTGTATACGTGTGAGAAAACCCATGTTTCCATCTATCTCACCCTGACTACCTATGCCAGAATTAATGTAACCTCTAGACTCTTTACCTGTAGCTTTGTTAACAAACTTAGCTTCATTTAGAAAATGACTAACTCCTCCAGACTCGAGCCTATATCTTAGCTCATACATGCGTGATATTGCATAGTCTAAGGCTTCTTTATCTTTTGTAAGGCCGGGTTTTTTATTTCTGATATACTGTATAAGTCCTATTTCTGGGTCGTCATAGACTCCATCATATTGACCGTCTGAATTTTTAGAATTAATTACCTCTACAATTTTATTATCTATTACTAAAGTATTATTATTTAGATAGTTCTGGTCACTCTTTCTCTGCCATGTAGTTAAAATCCTTTGTTTTTCTTTTATAAGTGATGGATATAAACGTTTAATAAAGTATCTACGAAGTCTTCTACTACGTACATTTAAACCTTTAGCGTCTGCATCCATTAAGTATTTTGTAACAATATTCTCAATGGTATCATCTATAGCCTCACTAGCATCAAGTCTTGTTGGTAAGTTAAGTACATTTTTTGCTTGCACTCGGCTATTAAGTCCGCTTACTGCAAAGTCGTCGTAGTCTCGTGTAAACTGATCTGAGTCTAAACTTTCGATGTCTGGTGAGAATTGTAATTTTAAAAAATCGTAGACTTCTTCGTTACCCTTTGCAAATTCTCGTAATGCAGCTTCTTGTTCAGCCTCATTCATATCAAGCATCTTTTCTTGAAGCTCTAAAAAATCAGCTTGTCTATTAGCATAAATGTTTTTTACACCTCTAAGTTCTTCTCGTGCTTCTCTATTTTTTTCTTCAGCTACCTTAAACTTAGCTACTGAACCTACGAGCTGATTAAGGCTACTAAGATTGTCAAAAAAGTTTTTTGCTTTGAGTTCTTCTATGTCACCAAGTTCTTTAAAGAATCTTTCTTGGTCTGCTATGTTTGCGTCAATTTGTTTGTTGACTGCCTCTTCCATGTTAGCTTCGGTAGAGGCGTAGTTACTAACCGGTAGGTCAGGGATTCTGTCCCTTTCCGTACCGACTAGATTAGAAAATGATGATGTCATA